ATGGCAGCGATAATTCAAACATCGGCAGGAACGTATTCAGTTCGTTGGAGAGCTGAAGGCAAACACCGGGCTAAGACATTTAAAACTAAATCTGAGGCAAGAAATTTCCTTCGACTCTTGGAGGATGAGGGGCTCGCGGCTGCTTCCAGCCTGACGTTTTTGGAGGCAATCGATATTTACGAGAAAGAAGTTACGCCTACGAAGCGGACCCAGCGACAAGAGCTTTTTAAGCTTAACAAGCTCAGAAAATTGGAATTTGCGAATCGCCTCCTGAGAGACATTCATCCTGCCGACATTGAGCGGTATGTCAACCAACGGAAGATCACGCCGAGTTTAAAAACCGGAGGCATGATCAGCGATTCCACAATAATCAAAGATGTAAACCTCATAAGCTCGATTTTCCGGCACGCAATCAAATTAGGGTTGGCAAAAGTAAACCCGTGTAGAGACATTGACAATCGTCCGCGGGAGCCAGAACACCGGGAGCGGGTTGCTTCCGACCACGAACTGGAGATGATTAAACAGGCGTCAGGCTGGGATGGGAAGAGCGTTCCTCGAAATAGCACGCAAACAGTTGCCGCCGCTTTTATATTTGCCTGCCGCACCGGCATGAGACTGGGCGAGATTATCCAATTGGAAGAAGCGTGGATTGACGACCGTGTTATCCGGCTGCCGAAAGAAGCGACCAAAACGGAAGCCGCCAGAGATGTCGCGATGCCGACGGAGGCTTTGATTATTTTGAATTTAGTCCGGGCAAAAGGAAATGCGCCTCGAATATTCGGCCTGGCGCCGGAGACGGCCTCTGCAATTTGGAGAAAAATTCGCAATCGTGCCGGCCTAGGCCCTGTCACTGATTCTGAAGGCCGTCTGATAAAAGAGGGATTAAATTTCCACGATTCCCGGGCGACGTTTTCGACATGGGCGGCTTCTCCTAATCCGAAAACGGGAGCGCCCCGCCTGGATGTCCTTGCATTGGCAAGGCAGACGGGGCACAAAAATCTTGCAATGCTGCAGAGGTACTATCGTCCTTCTGCAGAAGATATTGCTAAGAGACTCGACGAATAGAGGCAATACGCCTGAGTTTCATTTCCTCCTGATAACGCTGGTTGATCCAGGCCTCAACATCAATGAATCTCCAGCGCTTGCTTTTGCCGTCGGATAAATAAAACGGCGCTGGGAAATCCGGTCTGTTGATAATGTCCCGGACAGTCTGAGAAACTTTGCCCTGAAGGCAGGAAAATCCGAGCATATCTGAGATTTGGTTCTGATCAACAACCAAAGGCGTCCGCAAATAGTCAGCAACTTTAGCTGCCAAATAATCCAGTTCTTTATTGTCCATCTACGCCACCTTTTCTAAATACCTAAGCACTAAATCCTCATCCATTTCATGCACACCATGCGGGAGGCCTAGTTTCTCCCGGCGCTCGTGCTCGTCATCAATAAGCTCCTTGACCGCCATGAACTCTCGCACCGTCCGGCGAGGAGCTGTCTCCAATCCTTCTCTCAAAATGCTGCAGATTTCGGCCCCGACATCTCTCAAAACATCCAGCTCATGGGCTGTTCCCACGTAATGAATTATGGTCTTTTTCGCATTTTTACGATTGAGAATTTCATTTAATGCATGCAGCGCTTCCTGGTATCGCTCAAAAAATTCTTGCTTGGCTTCTTCTTGTCCTTTAAGGCGTCTCAGATACACCACAATTCCGCCCCAGTTTAAAAAGTCCTGAATGCAGTGCATGTGATCGTCCGTTGCCTCGCCTCTGGGGAGCGTTATTTCAATGACCAATGCCGTTTTATTCACGATCGATTTCAGCTCAGTGACCATGGCTTCGGAGTAGTGGGCGCCGGGCAGACGAATCTTTATCGGTCTGTGCGGTTTACGAGGTTTCTTGTTCGACGGCATTGCCTTACTCCTCCTTAAAAAATACCAGCCAAAATCTATTCGTACCGGCTTTGTTGGCTGAGGGTTTCTTGTCTCCTAAGAGCGGCTGGCGCTTGAGCACGTAAAGCAGCTCTGCCAGCGTCACGTCTTTGTCTGCCCACTTGAAAATCAGAGTTCCGTTCGGCTTGAGAACTCTCCAGGCCTCGTCAAAGATCTTTTTCATGCCTGCATGCCATTCTTTCTCAAGCACGCCGTAACTTCTTCCCATGTCGGACGTCTTTCCGCAGTTAATGAGGTGCGGAGGATCGAGCACAACGAGATAAAACGAGTTGTCCGGAAACTCAAGATGTCTGGCGTCAAGCAGCTTGTCCGGGTGAATCTCAAGTTTTTTGTATTGACGCGTCCAGTGCGTTTCCCATCGAATATCTCCGAAGAGCACGTTTGCGTTCTCTTTGTCAAAGTAGAACATCTTTGGTCCGCACATAGGATCAAGAATCGGTTTCATCTTTGTGCTCCGTCGCGTTCGTAATCAAAAAATATGTTCGCTTTGATACAGCACTCAGTTCGTCCGACGGGACCAAAGCACCGAGGTTCATTTTTGAGAGCTGCCAGAAGTTCAGGATTGTTTGCCTGGTGCTCAAGGACCTGAACGACATCCCGAAAAACTCGTTCCTGCTCCACGGGGTTCTTCTCGTGCTTGGCAATGAACTTCTTGAGGCTCGTTAAATAAACCTGATTCAGTTTCTGTGTCATTTTCTTTTCCGTTGTAACTAGAAGCCTCCTGTCCCCGATTGCCTGGCTGCCTAAGCTCGTGGTTAAAAATTGGAGCAGGGGGCTTGTAGTTACATTTTCGATAAGTGCCGGTCTGTTCCCGGCTGTCACTTCGTGCTTGATAATTAATTTGCTAGTCAACAATCCAACACGGAGAAAATATGTTTATTGATCCCATCGTTCACATCGACAGTCCCCTTTATGTTGAGGCTGAGTATCAGGAGGGAGCAGAACTTCTTGTTTGGCTTTCGACCGGATCGCGGCTCCTTGTTCGAGATGTTTCTGTGGAGGAATTTCTTGAGCTGCAGCGGGAGGCTGATCATCAGGCCATAGTGAAGCTGCTAGCAACTCATCGCCGCCAGTGGGTTTAACAGGAATGTAAAGCCGCCCCTCAAAGGCATACTCTTTTCCATCCAGCTCAATGAGCGTTACGCGACGGAGGTCATTAAGGCGACGGCCTCCTATGCTTTTCTCAAAAGCAATCATTGACCTCCCCAGAAGCCACAATCCGAGCCTGAAGCAGGTCAGCCTAATTTTTGATCTTAGAAAATCCATAGAACCCTCATTGTTTGTGGTCTTTTCCTCAGAGTTGTTGGGCGCCGGTCTTTCCCGGCTGTCACTCCTATCGGATAATTAAGAGGTCTCAATTCATCAACTACCGAAAGGAGAAGAAAATGGTTCTTGAAAACGCCATTTGTGAAACTACTGCGGACTGTCAACAGCTCGCTAAAGAGATCGTGTTTGCCATGCTGCAAAGTGGGGTTATAAAGATCAATTCAGTTAACCTCGAATTTGGTGATAACACAGAGCCGTCTGAGATGGATTACGAACCTATTTACAACCGTGCGCTTTATTTGCATGCTCTTATCGCAAAACTCTCACTGGCAATCCAAGGAGAAGAGGATAAGTTCCTCGAGAGAATTTCATCTCGACAGAAATGATTCATGGATCTTTTTCCACCTCTCTACCATCTTTGGGTCTAATTTGGCGAGCTCTTTAGTCTCCGCTTGGACTCGAGAAGCCCAGGCGACAATGTCATCAGCTACAGAGAGCGCATGTCCGCAGTCTCTACCGATATGAGCAGCGCTCTCTATCTTCGATAGGTAATCGGAGATAGAGAGCCTGAGGGCTCTAATTCGTTCCTCTTTGGAAGCCTCTGCCGCTCTGACTGGTGCCGAGACATCTCCGGCAACGGTCGACTCATCAAAGAAATCCTCTTTGATCCGGGCGTTGAAGTAAGCAACCCCTTCTTTTCCATTACGGTCATAATCAACAAAAATCAGTACAGATTCGCCGTTTTCGTACTCATTGCTGTTGGCCGCGTTCTCAAGCCTTTTTATTCCTTGATCACAGCATTTTTTTATCGTTTCAAGAGTAATTTCGCCGTCTGCGGAAAAGCGGACGATTTGAGCCATAGCAGCCACAAATTCAGGTCTTAGTTTTTTCATGATTGTTTTTCTCCGGTTTGATCCGTCTCAATAAAGTTCTTCAAGTCAACCAGCAGGCTGAAATCCTCGCCGCGGATTTTGAATTTCACTTCGTAGCCTCCGGTGAAAACACCTTTTTGTTCTTTGTCCGGATAAATGATGAATGTCTTGTTTTCTTTGTTGGCTTCGTCTTCCAGCAAACGGACAATTTGGTCACGGGTTTCTTCTGCTTCCTGGCAGTCGATGGCGCCGGCCTCAAGCTGGCGGTCCATGACAAACTGGAGGAGGGACGGGAGACATTTAGGATCGAGTCTTTTCATCACTCTCTCCCCAGGAAGGTTTTAGCGAAAATTTCTGCCTTATTTGCGATGCGACAGAGTCTAATAATCTCGTGGAGGCCATCGTCGTTAGGCGTGTTGTTAATCGTTGCGGAGTAAACGTCTCCACATGAACAAGAAAAATGCCCGGCACCGGCCTTAAACCAGCGCTCAATAAACTCCTTGTCACGGATTTCGCAGACGTACTCTTTTTCCGGATTTGCATAGTCCTTGAAAACCCAACCAGTCGGTTTGAATAAATCCGGGCTAATGAGCCAAAGGTCTTTAGTTACGTAAGGAGAAAAGTAGTGCTCAACATTGATGGGCTCCCAGGCTAAGAATTTTTGTGTGCCTGGGATGGAGTGAAAATTAGATATGTTTTTTAGAACATTCCCACACTTGTAAAGAAGCACAGGGCCTATGCTGTTGATCCCAGAGACAACGAGGAATTGTTGATTTTCCGGGAAATCGTCCAGCGGGATGGCGCCGGTGCAGGTAAGTTTGATGTCCATGACTATTCCTCTTCTTCGACTTTCGGCATTGGCTCGTACGAAATATTGAGACTTCTATTCGTAAGTACGCTGCCTATCAGGCTGTTGATGCTTCTGACTTCTTCAAGCGCTTGGCCGAATCGGTCCAGATCATTGCTGTTATGGCTGGCGATCATTTCCTTCATGAGTTCTCTCTTTTGCTCAAGCAGCTCGATCACGCGGTCTCTGTCGTATTTCCGAAGGTAGAAGGTGATTTTTTCAATACTCATTCTTCTTCCTCTTTCGACAGCTCGGCATCTTGCGAGTAAGGCTTCCACGGGCCTTTATGAGCATTCGCAAAGAGGACGCCTAACTCAAACGTAACTTTTTCGAGCTGTTTCAGAATCGCCTTGTGGCTTTTTGCGTCTTCCTGTTGACGAAAGAAGGCTTTATTGAAAAGGTCTTCCCGCTGCCTCAGGCAGTCAAAAATTTGTTCTGCCTCTTCAAGCTCGAGATATAGGGTGAGTTTGCCGTCGCTCATTTTTGCCTCTTGTCGGAGATCGATGCGCGGTCGATCAGAACGCCTTGATTCTTCAGAACCAGGACATTGCCGATACGGCAGCACAGCTTTTCAATCTCCCACATGAACTCGCCCTTTCGGTCCGGTTGTTCTTCACACGCTTTCTCGAGCGTCGCCTTTTGATTCAAAAGGTCGAGAAGGAAGGGCGTGTCTGCCGGGTTAACGAAGAATGTGAAGCGGTCCTGACTCACTTTTTTCTCTTCCGGTATGAACCCGCATCGCATGAGGTAACTGACGCCTTGGTTCTTAGTGAGCAGAGTTTTTCCTAGCTGGTTAGCAATATCGTTGAACATGCGCGCTGTTACATCTCTGCCAATTGGGCAACCCATAGCCTCCGTAAGCTCATACTCTTTCTCGTTGAGTTTGACTACGTGCCTCATGGCGTCATCAGGAAGTTTAAATGTGATTTCGTTCATACTTCCTCCCTCGGCAGCTCTGCGAGTTTTCGGGACAAAATCATGACGCAGTCCGTGAACAATTCCCGGACACTCGGATGTGGAGTTGGGTTGGACGCAACGCAGGCGCCGAGAAGACCGATGAGCTTAACGACGTTCTCGGCTGCAAGACGGTGATCGCCGTCCACCAGGACGTCCAGAAGATTTTCAGTGCCGGCGAGCAGGCGGCCGAAACTTTCACCGCTCCATGCGAGGAGCTGGCGGGCGCTTTCGTTGACTAATGTGGCGTCGACATTGGAGAAGAATATCCATGTCGGAAGGCTGTTTTCTTTGTTGTTGAGCATGAGATTAACCTTTAACAACTGTTAATGTTGTTAATTTAAACAAATGTTAAACGCATGTCAACTGAAGTCAAAAAAAATCCTTCCAGTTGTTTAAATTCTGGAAGGATAATTAACAAGGTTAAAAGATTTAATGAGAAGGCCGATATCTTCTGTGTTCTGTCATAACGCCTAAAATTTTGGTCTGTAACTTGTCAGACTGAATTGAAGGGAAATCATTATTAAGAGGGACGAACTCCAGGACAGGCTTTAAATCCTCAGAAAAACCGAGCACCTTAAGCTTTCTAAAAACCGGTGTTTCGTCTCTGACTTTAACAATCACGTAGTCGCCTGGCGCGGCCGTTAATTCAGGGTCAAAAATTACCCGATCTCCAATATTAAAGGCAGGAGACATTGAAGAGTCTTTTATTTCAACAGCAAAGGAACCACTACTCATATCTAGATCTGTAAGAATAAACGAGTCGTTCTTCCATTTTGTTTTATCTTCCACATCCTCAATTTTAATGAGAGGGATTCTTTCCGTATCAAGGGCCGAAACTAAAGGGAAACCGGATTCGTTTTGGTTAATCATCTTGGGACCCTGCCCTTCAGATAGCCAAAAAGTCGCATAACCAAAAACGCGGCTGATTCTTGACGCATAGTCGCCACGTAAGTGCTTAGTCCTCCCTGAGCACCAGTAGGCGACAGTTGCCGGAGTCACTTTAATTTTGCTTGCAAACTGAGACTTATTTAAGCCAGTTTCATTCAAAACGAGTTTAATTCTTTCAGCAAGATTCATACGCACCTCTTTATAGAAAGATTAAAACAAATGTTTAAAACAGATGATTGACTTAAATTTAAACAGGCGTTAATGTATAAACGTAAATTTAAACAATCGTTAATCATGAGTGGAAAAATTTCTTCTGTGGACGCTCGAAAAATCCTTAAAGAAATAGAAATCAAAGAGCTCCAGTCAAAGTTAGATGTGACTCTTGGGTGCATTAGCAATTGGAAAAGGCGGGGAATTCCTCGAATGGCCGGAATGTTTTTGCGCAAAGAGTACCCGAACCTTGAGGCTTGGAAACAAATCGACGCGAAGCAAAAATCTCTTGAGTCCACTGCTGACTAATTCCCTTGTCTTAGCCCTCATTTTTAGTCCAAGGAAAAACAACCATGACAGACGATCAAAGGAGAGTCGCCAGACAGCGGCTCGATAAACAGCTCCGGCGTCTCGACTCCCGGAAATTCAGTTTCAACCGGTTTTCGATGCGCAAGCGGATGGCTTACGCACTGCTGGCGTTCATCTACATAGTGCCGTTGGCAATCACGGCCGCGCTTGCGCTCGACAAAGTTTTCTAGGAGGAATCCGTCATGGCCGAAGAATCCAAAACGCTGATCGGCGCTTTACTGACGCCGAGCTTAGTGACCACGCTTCCGATGGGTCGGCTTGTCAAATTAACAGACGATCTGGAGAGCTTCCGTGAGCTAATTGACTGTAAAACCATTGAGCACTTGTCTATGGGATGGGCGCCGGGAGTTGTTCTGGATGCGTTCATGGACGAGGAGGGCATGCTGGCAAGAAAACCCTATTTTGTATTCCAGGGAACGAAGCTTTTCGGCAATGTTCTTCTGCTGCGCAGAGGCAAGGACAGCGATTCCGACTCTCTCACCTTTAATGATTTCATGGCGATTACTGAACTTTGCTACTCGTTCGACATGACCGGCGAATGGGGGATCAAATGAGCACGCCTTGTTTTTTACTTCACATCGGCCCGTGCTGTGTTGCCGAAGCCAAAGGCGTCGAAGAACTGGAAAAGCGCCTTCATGCAATTGACTATGAGCTCTGTTGGCTAAAACAGCTTTCCAAAGACTATAAGAACGGCGTCTCTCGCGGAGCCATTGCAATCGCAGTGGGTGCAATGCGTTATGTGAAGCTCTTGAATCCTCCCCGCAGCACTCCGGACATTTTGGAGCTGTGGTGCAGAACATTCGATCTGGACGTGATGACGATTCTCTACAGAGAGGAAAGACCTGCAGACGATAAGTTCGGATTCCCGGATGTTTTTCCGGACATGTTCCCGGCAAGAGGATTCCTCAAATCCGGTTGTCAGACCTACGAAGAGTTTTGCACGAAGAGCCTGGTGAAGATCGGCGAAGACCAAACGATTGAGGCTCCCGAGGGCAGTCCGTGGGCAGAGTGGGCAAAACAGCATGACAGCCGCCAGACGTCCGTCCGGATATTGGGTCGCGGATATAGCGCATTGGCAAAGGAGAAGAGTCGTGAGAGCTAGAGAAATCCTTATCGCAATACTCAAGGAGATTGCCGCTTTAGTCGGAATAGTCGTCCTGTTTGTCGGCGGCATTGCAGTGTTCGCAGTTCCAGTTGCGATCTTTATCTGGATTGTCTACTTGACCCTCAAGTTATTAGGCGTTTTTGGTTAGGCAGTCAGGGGGTGGATATGAACGCTTTAATTCTCTCCGAGCCGTTAAAGGCTTTGGAACCATTCCAGTTCTTCGTATTTTCCTTTGAAAATGACCTTTGTGGCTCCTTCTTTCGCGGCTTCCGCATAGAAACTAATCACAAGCGGTTTTTCTCTGGGATTGACAGTGATGGTTGCCTCAAACGGGTTTGGAAGCTGTTCGCCGGGATAAACGAGTATTTCTCCCGGTCGCCAGATTTTCTTATTTTCGTTGTGTATCCGATAAAGGACGCCATTCGTCTCAACCTTGGTAAATCGGGAGGGAAACCATCCCGGGGATATTCTCAATTTAATAAAGCGATAAGTACGGCCGTTCCAAACGAACGGCTCACTTGCGTCTCCGTTTATAGAAGGGCCCCGACCGAGCTTGTGCTTTTTCGACCATTCGATGATGCCATCCACCATTTTTATAAATATTGCAGTAAGGAAGCCTTCCATAGCCTTCTCCTTTCGATGATTAAGTTTTGTTTAGCACCTCTATTTTCTCACCGACTGGAGAAGGCTCCCTCCTACCTAGCCCAAGTAAAAACTATGACAACTAAAGAAAACCTCTTGGCGTTAGCAAACGCCGTCGGCGGCCTGATGTTCCTGGCTGTACTGGTGACAGTCTGCCTTGCGATGGCAGCGGCGCCGGTAGCTCTGTTTATTTGGCTTGTCTATTTAATGCTCAAGTTTTTGGGCGTGTTTGCGTAAAAGTTTCGGTCTTCTCCCGGCGGTTCCTTTTCGTCATGTTCACCTACGCCGGGAGAGGGCCTCTCAACCAAAGGAAAATTCATGAAACCCGAAAAAGAATTGTTAGGCGTCCTGCTAACGCCTGGCCCGAATGGCGTGGCAGCGGGAACGTTCGTCCGAGTGTATCCGACCCTTGCAGAAATCAAAGAACTTGTCTGCCCCCAGCAATATACATTTGCCAGGACAGATGAAGAGGTTGATGTATCAGCCACACTGTCGGTTACGGCTATTTACAACGACGAGGCTGACAAGAACCTCTGCAAACGCGTGAGATTCGCAAATCTAGGGTTCCTGGGGAATGTTCTTTTGCTGGGTAGGGACTGTGAATCCAAATACCGTTCTCTAAACACATTGGAAATTTTGGCCATCGAGAAATTCTGCTCCTCCATTACTAATTGGTCCGATTACTGCAGAACCGGCAAAACCAAAAAATCTAAAGGGAAAAATCATGGCAAATAAAGAAACGGACATCTTGGCCGTGAAGCTCGTGCCGGGCCCGAACGGCGCCCCGCTGGGCAAAGTCATCCGAGTAAACAACATCAGGGAGGCCGCTGAAAAGCATGTCTCAACAGATTTGAGAGACGTCACCAGCAGGTATATCGATGTGGCATTTGATCTTCCTGTGAGCGCGGTTTTCAGCACACAGAAGGCCGAACGTTCTATTCACTTCGCAAACGTCACACTTCCGGGATCCGTCCTGTTGTTCGACAAGGATGAGGACTGCCGCGTACGGTCGCTCTCCCGGGCGCAAATTCATGCCATTGCGTACTTCTGCGCCTCATTCAGATATTCGGAGGAATAGCCATGAGTAAGCCCGTTTTCAAAATTCTTTTCGGAACCGTCATTGTTGGAAAGGTGAAGGCGAAAGCAGAGTTTGCGGAGCTCCTGGATCGCCTTGAGACCGATCTGTGCAAGTTGTCTTTTATCGCTTCTGTTGCATCTTTGCTCCCTAACGAGCAGTTCGAGGAGCTGATGTCAAAAAACATTCCAAAACTCGAATCGCTAAAGAGATTAACTATTCCTACCGAATCCTATGAGTTGTATCGAGCTTGGGTAAAACTCAATGAAAACAGTCCGGTTGCACTGGTCTATTCAGCCGACAACCCGTCCGACTGTTTCACGCTCACTGCAGAAGCAGTCGATGGAGAGATTGAGTGCCAGGGCGAAACTGAAGCCTCAGAAACCTACGAGGCGTTAAAGGAGTTTTATGCGGACAAAACAAACAAAACGACCGAATCTGCCAAACAGGTCGGCTCAGACAGTGGAGACTAGGACATGATCATCGAACTAACACACAAAGAACCGTTCCCGTTTGCCAACCATTACGAGAACTTGTCAAAGAAGCTGTACTTCAAAAAGTATTTCGTGAAGCTGAAGGGTGTCAAAACCATTCAGGTGATGAACCTTGGGGCAAACGTAGAGGCAGACCGCGCCAACCTGTTCAATAGGTGGTATCAGGCAGATCGGGATTACGAGGTCGAGGCTTGGGAACCCATCGAAGGGTACCGAATTGCCGGAGAGCAAGAATGAACTACGGTCCGGTCTCGCAAGAGCAGCTCGAGACGTTAAGAGCCGCCTCAAGTCAGATTTCCAAAACATGGGACCAACTCGTTGAGCCCATCAAAAAGTTTGGAGAAAAGTACGGGACCGCACAGATCTCTGAAAGCGGCGGCTTTATGGACCGGACTCCTGCAGGACAACAGCAATATTCAACCGCTCTCGGTGTTTCGCCCAATTCTTTATCCCTACGACTTTTTATTTCCTCCAAAGGAGACGACAAATGGCAAAACAGAAAACGACAGAAGTCAGATCGACATCGCTGAATCTCACGGACAAATTCGAGATTCCGCTTCTCTCGATCGCGATCCAGCACGAAATCAATCGAATCACCGAGACTCAGCGCAGAACCAAAGACAGCCGCAAGAAACTCAATCAGAACTTCGCACTGGAGACCTACGAAGGAATCCTGAGAGCGATCGAGGAAGCTCAATGAGTAAGAAAGACAAAATCAAGATCAGCGTCGGAGAGGCTTATTGGGTTCTCGGAATGTTCAAAAAACTCGAGAGCATTTGTCTCGAAATCAACAGCCTACCGATGACGCTCCGTCCGGAAATCAAGGATTTCAGAGATCGTCTGAGACAAAGGCTCAGAGAGATGGAAGCCCGGAAACGGGAATCCTAATTTTTGAGTCTGGCCACGCTCGACATGAAAGAGAAGAGAGACAAATTAGATGAAAAGCATAAGCGAAGCAAAGAGAAAAGCACTGGAGAAGTTGGGGATGCATCCGGAGCTGATGGTTTGTCCGGCAACAGGCAGGGAGCTGACAGTGATCAGCTCGGTACATGAGTATGTTAAAGATGGCAAAACAATGAACCTGCTGCACATCTCGGTATCGCTCAAAAACAGAAATCCGAATTGGGATGAGATGTGTTTTGTTAAAGAAAAGCTGCTGGGCGCCGAGATGCCGGCGGTGCAGTTCCATCCGCCGCGTTCTGAGTACGTTAATGAGCACGAGCATTGTCTGCACATTTGGGCCTCAGAAGATTTTTTCGAGCTGTGGCGCCGGATGGGAGAGAAAGACTACTGGAGGACTAAATGAGCAAAGCAAAATTATTTGTCGAAAGCACAGTTGTCCCGATCATGCACAAAGACTATTGGGAAGACTATGACTGGAAAGACGGGGATCAGATCCTTGTTGAGCTCTATGACCCTGAGTCCGATACGTTCATGCACATTGTCGGACTCTTTATCAAGGATCTCGGGAAATTCCAGGTGCTGGCGCCGGATGGAGCGTTTGGACTGGACGAGTTAGATGAAATGTATCCGGAATCCGAAGTCACAGCTTGGCAGCCGATCACGACGGTGAGGATCTCTTGAGGCTGACAGGGGAAGGCTACGAGCTCTCTAGGGATGATCAATTAGAGTTGTTTCTCTACCCGCTGCTGAGAAATGGCCGCAGTACGCAAGACGTATCCCACTGGGATTTTCTCAGGGGAATTAACTGGCTCTTTGGAAAAAGCCGGCTCACTCGAAACGTTAATAGGGCTATTTGGCAGGCGACAATCCCGCTCTACTGGCAAGCGCTCCATGAATGGAAAGGAATCCCGACAAACAACGAAAACTGCGCGCCGCCCGGATATATATACGGCGGTTACGGAGAAAAAGGAGAAATTGACAATGAAAATCGTACTCACACATACGGAAGCGTTCCCGTTCGAGTGCTATGAGGGCAACTTGGCCAACGGAGAGTATGCCGGGGCCTATTTGGTCAAATTCCGCGATACCGCTCTTCCGGAACTCATGTTTCTCAGAGAGTCCGATGAGTTTGAGGACTGCGCGACGCTGGAAAGCGATTCAAGCATTGCTGAAATAAATGATGCAGAGGATATCGAGGCATGGGAACCGGTCGATGCATGCGAAATCGTGTCCGGAGAACACTACATGCCTGCGCTCACCAGACCGGAATTGCTTCTTCTGAAAACTTGTCTGAAACGAGGCGGATTCAACCTGCCCTTGGAATGGCGTGAGATGGCCAGGCAGCTATTCGGGAGATTTGATGCGGAGCTGAAAGGAGAAATCCAGCTTGGAACCGATGGACAAAAGACCAATTAAGAATCAACAGAGAGATTCATCATGAAACGATCAGAAAGAAGTTACGCAAAGATCTTTACCGGTAAGTGGCGCAGCCGTTCCTTCCGGACATTGAGAGGGAATCCGTGGGCCATTGTTCTGCAGGATTATTTGATGTCGTGCCCTGCTTCCGAGATGTCCGGAGTTTTCTATATGCCCAAGTACCTCATTGAGGGCGAGCTGGGGATTCCGCACGACGAACTCGAAAGCGCTATCCGGATATTGGAAGAAGCAGACTTTTGCCGCTTCTACGATGACGAGTATGTGTTTGTCTTCAATATGGCCCGGTATCAGATTGCCGACGCCCTCAGTCCCGATGACAACCGCTGGAAGAGCCTCATGCGGGACATTGAGGAAATGCCGGACAACATTCGCCGTGAATTCATTATTCGCTACAACGATGATTTTAATCTCGGCTATCAAATAATCCGGAAAGCAGCGGAGCCGACGGCGCCGGTGCAGACTGCGACTCAGGCCGAAAACAATCAAGCTGAGGACAAGCCCCTTGCAACTTGTCAGAGCACGGAAGACAAGGGCCTTAGAGCAACTTCCGAATCTGAGAATAAGCCCCTTAATTCTCAAACTCAACCTGAATTAGAGCCCCTTGTTTTAGAAAGTGAAGCCCCTTGCAAGCCCCTTATAAGGCCCTTACAAGCCCCTTGTAAGCCAGTAACAGTAACAGAAACAGTATCAGTAGCAGTAACAGAAGAAGAAGTGCCGGTCGGCAAGCGCCGACCAGCCACTTCACGACCTCGCAAGGCTACGCACCGGTTTGATTTGAAGGAATTGCCGGAAGAGTGGCGAAAGCACTGCGAGAAGATACGCCCGGACCTCGACCCTTACAAAGTTTTTGCCGAGTTTTCGTACTACTGGCAGAGCAAGAACACTGCGAAAGCTCTCCGCAGCGATGATGGGTGGAATCGTACTTGGAACCTCCACATCCAAGACCTGAGGCCAAACCGTTCGAACATCAAAAACGGGCCGATAAATGCCACTGGCGCCGGTTCACCGACACCGCCTTCGGGCTTGTCGGAGGAAGCCATGGCCGAAATGCAAAAAATGAGGTTTTGAACATGAAAGACGCAATGAACGGAATACCGCAATCCATGCCTGATGACCTGCCCAGAGCTTGGGCGGATTACTGCAGCAGAAACCGTCCGGACTTAGACGTGGGCAAGATGTTTTTCAACTTCAAGCGCAAAAACAACTTCGACATGACGATTCTGCGCACTGAGGCAGAGTGGTTTAAGCACTGGAGCCGGTTTGTTGATTGGACGATGGCCACGCCGTGGAACATCCCCAGAGACCCGTTTGGCAGACCGTGCCGAAGCGATCCGTTTGCCTACAACAAGGTCATCAGAGAAAAACGAAACAGCAGACGCAGCAACAGAGGGAGCCAGTCATGAAAACGAGCGAATTTGAGAATTTCTTTTTCTACCTTACGGACAAGTGCCGAGTGCTCAAGGGCAAGGAAATCACTCCGGAGCTGAAAAGCACTTGGGAAATCGTTTTTGCACCGATTGCCTTCCAGGACGCGATAGCAGCCGTGAACTACTGGATCGGCAATGAAACGTTCACTCCCACGCCGGCCGAGTTGATCTCTGTTATTCGAGGAGAGTGGGAGCGCCGTAACCGGGTTGTCAGCCAGCAGGCTCAGTTGGATTCCATGCCTCCTCTTTCCCGGGTGTCCATGTCTGACGAAGACAAGGAGCTTGTCAGAAAGCTCGATCACATGCGCCGCTGGAGAAAAGCGCATCCGCAGCCGCCGACATTCTGGATCAGAAAACTGCTCGGGGAGTTTTTAACGAATCGTTCCCATGTCACAGGCCCCCAGAGAAGATCTTTGGTGGCAGCCGGAGCGATCGATTCGGAAGGACAGCCGACAGGCGCATACGAACCTGCATTTGCAGATTGGTTTGAACTGCAGGGCGAAAGAGAAGAAGAGGCACGGATTGGCCTCGCATCTTAAAAAAAGGAGAAAACAAGATGGACAGCAAACGCAGAGAATACATTTACTGGGGTTTAATAGGCTTGCCCCTGACGGCAACGGCACTCGCCCTCAGTTCGGGAGGAATGTACTTTATTGAGAACTTGTCTATTCAATTCTTCGGAGATGAACCGACCCCGGCTGTGAATCTTTGGGTCATAGCGTTTTCAACAATTGCCGTGGCGGCCTTCATGATTTTTTCTGTTTGGCTGAATAAAAAGCAGGAAGCGGAGGAGAAGGAGGTCAAGCCTGTAGAGGATGGAAATCAAATTGATCAACAAGCGTTTGGTCAGGTGCTTCCTCCGGCACCTTGGATTCCCAGGAAAGAGGGCAACGAAATTGTCCTGGACCACGTTGGAGAAGTCCCTTTGGATGAAATGGAGGACGGCGAGAGGATTCTTTATAAATGTTTTCGTATTACAGGAGGAGCAAAGCACGTTTTCTACCGTGTGCTAGTGAAGATTCCTAGCGAGCATGGATCGATACTCAAAGATGAAAACGACGAAATGAGTTGGACTCAGGAGGAAACTAAAAATTTTGGAGCCTGGGCTTTCATTGGCGTACGGGACACAACGAATTATGACGATTGACTTAAATACAAAGAAGTTCCGTACTAAAAGAACAAGCTAATTGTCAGAACGAGGCCTCAATGTCCGAGGCCTCAAATCCGAGAGAGAAGGTAAGATCATGGAGACAAACCAGAGACGAGTAATCGACATCACAATTCCAATTAAACCGGTTCCGAAGGCCCGCCCTCGGTTTGCCAGCGCAGGCCATCAAGTCTTTACACCGTCAAAAACGCATACAGCCGAAAACACAATCGCAGTTCTTGTGCTGAACAAAATGAAGTTGTCCGGAATGCAGATGATCGCGACCGGCCCGGTCAAAGTGACAGCCGAGTTCTTTTTCCGGACGGCAGAAAAGCGCAAACACGAAACAGCCAAATCTTCTCGTCCGGATGTTGATAACCTTGGCAAAACGGTTCTCGATGCGCTCAATGGAGTCGCGTTCAAAGACGATGGGCAGGTCTCAGAGTTCAATTGCTCTAAACGGTATGCAGAACAGGATAGTATTAGGCTCGTGATCGAGGAGCTGAGCGCTGCATGATGATTCGAGAGGAGATGTTTAGACGTTTGACGAATTGGCGCCGGGTTTATGGCGACAATGCGGCGCCGGCAGTATCGATTACTGAAATTGCCTGTCGCTACGCTCGGGAGATGATGACTCGAAAGTCAGAAACTCCGGAGGAGAAGGCGGCAAGGGAGGCAGAAGAACTGATGTATAGGGAGGCTCCGTCCCCAGTAAAGAACTATCGGGATGCGAACATTCTGGCGTCAGTGTGGTCGAGCATGCCTCCGACTGTTTCCGGTATTGGCGTCAAAGAAATTATCAAGACAATCACGTTCGGAAACCGAACACAGCTTAATCGACTGCGTCGCCAGTACGGGCCGAGAGCTTTTTCTAATGCGATAGAGTCATCACTCACGATTTTTTTCAGAATGGTTGAGGATTACGAGAGATCAATTTCGCGGCCTCCTGCAAATGATGATATTTATGCTCCTTAATGAATCCGGAAAGGATGAGAGATGAAAAACTTTGATTTTGCCTGCTACTTTGAAACTGCAAACGATGGCACTATCTTGATTAAGTGCCGAGATTTACCGCAGTTGCTCTCATGGTCAGCCGACGGCCAGCCTGAAGAAGTTTGGGCCCGTTACGCAGTGGAAGAATGTATTGCGTTCATGTTGGAGAAAGGCTTAAAGGTTCCGTTCGCATCTGCCCCTCTTGAGGGCGAGTATGTTGTGAAACTGGCGCCGGAGTTAGTCACAAAAATAGAGAAAAGCAACAAGGCTTTGGAAGAGTGAAATACCGTGGATTTGGTATTTTTAAATTTATAGTTCTCATTTGGCTATTGTTGATGTATATTTCTCGGTGACAAGTTAATTCCGACTGATAGTTAGTAGTTCCAGTGCGTTAGATAAGAAGACAGCCTATTGGCTGTCTTGGCGTGCCCGGAAGATGAGAAAAGAAGAAAAAGTCGGTACCGTGTTTCATGATGAATCTAGCCTCTGATGTAAAAGTCAGGGGCTTTTTTCATTCTCTAAAGCCTCTCGGCGGGCGTCGTGCACCGAGCCAGATTTGATCCTGAGCATGGGGTCGAATAGAGCTTGAGCATGCTCTGTAATCACTGCTCTTCTCCTTTGGTTGTTGAGTGAGGGTTGCCGCCTGGTGGAAACGCCGGGCGGTCTTTCTACAAACACATAAGAGAAACAAGGTAGAATTTCGGCACCACGAGAGGAAGTAAGGAACATCAAAGTCCTCGCCCAGGCTTCGCGTCTATCAGAGAGCGGAGTACCGAATTACGGCGCGAAGCCGTAATGGGCCCCTGCGATAGGGATCAGAAACGACAAAGCCCGTGCTGGAACACGGGCTGCGTCTGATTTATGAGGAATGAGATGGTAACCACATTTCTTACCTCGTGGAAGATTATGCCACAACTCGTTGTGATATGGAATGGTGATTTAAAGATTGACACCGTTCTGGTCATAGTAGTCCTGTTGTGGATGATCCGCACACGATCGTAGCCAAAAGGCGATGGGCCGGCAGCCGTAAGGTTGCCGGCCTTGTGCGTTTAATGGTCTGTGAATAGATTTTCTTGTCCCTCCTCAAAACACTGTTACTAACGGGGTCAATTTAATTCCGTTTTCTCCTCGGGTCCTCCCAGGCAAAAATTCACCCCTGCGGGTACTGCCAGTCCCGATTTCGGTGTAGATATGAGGGTTTTCACAATGCGGAACGCGTCCCAAAAGTTCATAGATATAAAAATCTAAAGGACCGTTATGAAAAAAAATGTTGAAACCATCTCGATCCGCGGATTTGCTGGTTTATGCGGTAAAAACCACACTTGGGTGCGTCGCCGGATTCAGGATGGAACACTGCCCGTTGCGGACGATGGCAAAGTTCCTATTGAAGAGGGTCTGGAAGCCTTCAAGAAAATGGTTGGGAATTTGGCAAAAACTGCAAAAGAAGCAGAAAAAATTTCAACCGATATTGATCCGAAAGAAATCGGGCTCGAAGGCGTAAATTTAAAAAACCCCGTCGAGGTATCCCACGCCTTTTCCGTTGCCCGTTTACTTGAAAAACAGGTTACTGCCAGAGTGAAAACCGCCGAAATGGAATTGAAGGCGATTGAGCTCGAGGCGAAAAAAGGAAACTTCATTCCGAAAGAAGAGGTTTTAGCAGACGCTCGAAGGGTTGCCTCCCTTGTCCGGGAAAAATTACTGACGATTCCGATCCGTTACGCTGGACAGCTTGAAGGAAGAACCCAGAGAGAGATTGAGGGCGTCCTGGATCATGCGATTGATGAAGTGCTCCAGTCGCTTAATGAATCTAAATTTGTTGAGCAGTAAACAAACCGAAAAAAATGAACCCCGTTCAGTTGGTAGCTGAGCGGGGGTTTTTGATAGTCGATCAGATAGATAAGGCATCGACCATGAAGCTAATTTTATCAAAACAGACGAGGAGATTCGTCATGGATTTTGTCAAGGCCTACCCTAAGTGGTTCTTTTTCATTAGATGGACTTTAGCGGGCTACTTGGCTTTTTATTTACTCAAGTCGATAGTCCTTTTTATCGCCGGATTTTGATTGACGGCAAAGCTGCCAAAAAATGAACCCCGTTCAGTTGGTAGCTGAGCGGGGTTTTTTACGTCAACCTAAGTGAGTAGGTCGATATAAAGATTATAGCGTCAGTAGGAAAGTATATGTATTGGCTGATGACCAAAAAGGATTTACCGCTTAGAGCGGTCATTTTTAGCTGGGCGGTCAATTTAATGATTCTTTCTGCAGCTCTGTTCCTGGTTTGCAAAGGGATCAGTTTCTTTCTGTGAGTGAGAAGTTATGGCAGAAAAAATCGCTAATACCAATATTGGCTCTGAGGGATTTCTAGTCCCTATGGACAAAAAACATCCGGACGATTTAGATAAGTCCATTCTCTGTGCAATTTCTGAAGATGAAATAGCTCTGGATTTGCCAGTTAAATATCTTAGGTCGAGATTGTCGACCGAAGAAATTTCTGAACTACTGGAAAAATCGGCGAGGTTTATCGTTCGTCAAGTCCAATGATTGTATGCATTTCAGCTTCTCCCTTTGCTGGGATTTTTCTCAGCCGATGAGACCTGAGATATTCGGCCAAACAAAAACGCATTTCCAAGGCAGTTAGCCTTCGGTAAGCGTAGATCCGAAGCACAAATTTTTTGTCGTGCGAAGTAAGGACGTTAACAACGTCAGGTGAAGTGTTGGATTCAGACATTTTTCGGGCATGAAAAAAATAATGAACCTAACTTACTACTACCGCCTCGCAATCGCAAAGCTTTCGACTTTGCTGTTCTACTTTTTAATGAATCGCTATGCACTGGCTAAATGAATTTTTGAAATTCTGCCGTCCGGTTTCTCGATTGACCGGAAGCGAGTGGGCCGACGCAAAAAGGTTCATCTCGCTGGGAACAACCGCAGAACCAGGGCCCTGGAGAACCTACAGAACTCCATATCTGCAGGAACCGATGGATGCAGCCACGGACAAGCAGACAGAAAAAATCGTTTTAATGTTTGCGTCACAGGTCGGAAAGTCAGAGCTCCTGTTGAATGTCCTTGGGTATTACGCCGACCAAGAGCCGTCACCTCAGTTGATGCTCCAGCCGACAGTCGAAATGGCGCAGGCCTTCTCAAAAGAGCGAATTGCTCCGATGTTCAGAGACTCTCCGGGATTGGCCGGGAAACTGATTGAAGGCAAAGAAGGTCGCGGAACTGAGAAAAAATCGTCAACAACGATTCTCATGAAGCACTATCCGGGCGGTTTCCTTGCGTTAGTCGGTGCCAATTCCCCGGCCGGGCTGGCTTCTCGTCCGATCCGAATCCTTTTGGCGGATGAGGTGGACCGCTATCCGGAAAGCGCCGGCAAGGAAGGCGATCCCTTGAAACTTGCCGTTCAACGTACGCAGAACTTCGGGAACCGAAAACTTCTGATGGTTTCAACGCCGACGGTCGTAGGTTATTCAAAAATCCACAACGAATTTTTAGCCGGAGACCAGCGGGAATTTGTGGTTCAGTGTCCGGAATGCAAGGCATACAACGAGCTGAAATGGGAGAATGTCCATTGGGATTCCGATGACAAAGGAAATGTCATTGAGAGTTCCGTCGGTCTATTCTGTCCGCACTGTGGAGCAAAAATCCGCGGCCCCCGCAAACTCAATCCGGACATTCTTCAATCCGGACGCTGGGAAGTAAGGAACCCGCAAGGGCGGTTTCGCAGTTATCACATCAACGCATTGAATTCTCCTTGGGTCAACTTAGTTGATCTTGTGAAGGATTGGGTTGAGATCAATCACCGGAAAGACAAGGCCGGCCTGATGGAGTTCATCAACTTAAAACTTGGCGAGCCCTGGGAGCAGTTCGAGGCCGATGCCGATAAATGGGAATACCTGTTAAGGCGCCGAGAATACTATCCGGAGACCGGAGTTCTTCCGGACGGAGTTCTGCTTCTTACGGCCGGCGTCGACGTCCAGCATGATCGACTTGAATGCACGGTTTACGGCTGGGGCCGGGCCCGTGAATGCTGGGGAATTCATCATTACATTATTCCCGGGAGTCCTGATACACCAGAACCATGGCAGCAGCTGGACGGAATTTTGACGATGCAGCAATCTCTCTCGTTTGGTGTCCGAGTGACGGTTGCATGCACGTTCGTGGACTCAGGCGATGGGACCTACAGCAAAGAGGTTTACGAATACACAAAGGCCCGGGAGAGATTCAGAGTATTTTCAATTAAGGGCCGAGGCGGTGTAGGAGTCCCTTTCATAGGAGTTCCTTCGCGACAGAACATTGTCGGCGCGACTCTTTTCAGTCTGGGCGTGGATTCCGGGAAAACAGCCGTCACGAATGCGCTGGACATTGCCGAAGAGGGCCCTGGATTTGTCCATTACCCGATGCAAGCCGAGAGCGGCTTCGGAGAAAACTTTTTCAAGCAGCTTACAGCAGAAGTTTTTGAGACGAAGTACGAGAAAGGCAAACAAAAAAGCGGTTGGGTAAAAATCCGCGAGCGCAATGAGGCGCTTGACTGTGCCGTTTACGCCAGAGCTGCCATGGAGCTGCTGACTCCGAATTTTGAACAAATTGAGGCTGCTCTTAGAGGCGTGCCGCAAGCAATACAACAACCCCGACGCCGCAGAGGCGTTGTCGGAAAGGGAATCACTTTATGAGCAGTTGGATCACCTTAGAAGAGGCAAGAACTAATTTGAAAATGTGGCTCGAGGCGGAGAGGGCTGTTTCGACCGGCCAAAGCTACCGAATCGGAACGCACAGTCTTACGCGAGCCAGTCTCTCAGATATTGCGAAGCGAATTGAGTACTGGCGAAACGAAATTGCCAAACTCGAGTCAGGACAAGGCGGGCGGATGCGAAGTTTTCGTGTCACGCCCGTTGATTTTTAAGGAGCGGACATGAACGCTTTTGAAAAGGCCATTCAATTTTTAGCTCCTCAGACAGCGCTCACCAGACAAGTTGCCAGAAACAAACTCGAAGTCCTGAACGCACTCCAGAACGGAGGAGGCTATGGTCTCCACGGTGCCTCAATCGTTAAAAAATCGCTTTCAAGCTGGATTACAGGCGGAAAAGATGCCGACTCCGACATTGTTGAAAACATTGAGACGCTCCGCGAGCGTTCTCGTGACTTATACATGGGTTCGCCTCTGGCGACCGGTGCGATTAAGACGCTGAGAACCAACATCATCGGCTCCGGCCTGATGCTCAACGCGCAAATTGACGCGAAGTTTCTTGGCATGACAGAGGAAGAAGCGCGCCAATGGGAGGAAAACACGGAGCGCGAGTGGCGCCTTTGGTCTGAAAACACGAACTGTGACGCAGAACGGAAACAGACGTTCTACCAACTGCAGTCTTTAGTTTTGATGTCAGCACTGGTGAACGGAGACGTTTTTGTGGTGCTTCCGGTTATCCGGACACCCGGAAGCGTTTATGACTTGAAAATCGGCCTGATTGAAGCTGACCGCGTTTGCAATCCGAACGAAGGACAGGATCTTGAGCGGAATATTGTCGGCGGTATCGAATGCGGGCAATTCGGAGAGACTGTGGCTTATTGGATTTGCAATAAAAATCCAAATTCTCAAGGCAGGTCGCTCGAAACGGCTATCAATAAATGGACGCGAGTTCCTGCAATCGGAAAGCGGACAGGGCGCAAAAACGTCCTGCACGTGATGTGCGATGTTGAGCGTCCGGCACAACGTCGAGGAGTGCCGCTGCTCGCACCAGTACTGGAATCAATGAAGCAGCTCTCGAGATATTCGGATGCGGAATTGACAGCCGCGCTGGTGAGCTCGATGTTCACGGTGTTCATTACGACTAAATCTCCTGCGGAGGCAATCTACAGCGGATTTGGTGGCATGGAATCTATACCGGGCGCCCAACCACAAAAAGCTTTGCCGGAACCGGATTACACCCTGGGCTCCGGAACCGTCGTAATGCTCGAAGACGGAGAACAGGCGCAATTTGCTGACCCGAAGCGTCCTGTTTCGGGATTTGAGACGTTTGTCCAAGCGGTGTGCCGGCAGATCGGATCTGCGCTTGAAATTCCGTACGAGTTGCTTGTTAAAAACTTCGATTCGTCCTACAGCGCGTCCAGAGCCGCTCTTTTAGAGGCCTGGAAGATGTTTCGGATGAGAAGAGATTGGATTTCCTCATCCTTCTGCAAACCTGTTTACGAAGCTTGGCTCACCGAAGCCGTCCTAAAAGGGCGCATCGATGCGCCGGGATTTTTCGACGATCCGCTAATCCGTGCTGCATGGTGCGGATCCGAATGGTACGGAGATGCGCAAGGCCAGCTCGACCCGCTCAAAGAAGTCAACGCAGCAAAAATCCGAGTTGAAGAAGGCTTCAGTACTCGCGAAAGAGAGGCCGCAGAGCTTACCGGCATGAAATTCGAGAACATCGTCGCGGTCCGGAAGCACGAAGAAGCAATGATGAAGGATGCCGGCCTCATCCAACACACAAATATTGAAACAAAGGAGGTTGACGAGAATGACGAATCCGAAACCAACTGATCAGAACAAAGAATTTCATTGGAAAATCGAAAACTCGGCCAAGCTGCCGACTGTAAAAATTGACCTTTACGGCTATGTTGGCGGGAGCCAGGAGTACGAGGACGGATTCAACGAAACTGAGTTTGCGAAAGAGTTCAGAAAAATTGACTCCACGCGCACGATCGACATCTCTATCAACAGTTTCGGCGGCAGTGTTTATACAGGTCTTGCAATCTACAGTCTGTTGAAAACTCATCAGGGAAAAATCAACATCAGAGTCGACGGTGCGGCAATGAGCGCTGCGACATTGATCACGAGCGTGCCTAACGCCACTGTAACGATGCCCCTTGGCTCAATGATGATGATTCACGAAGTTTCGGCCGTAGCTTACGGGAGTGCACGGCAAATGCGGAAGACTGCTGAAGACATCCGGAAGCTCGAGGAAAACCTTATTGAAATCTATGCGGCCAAGTGCGGCAAAGACCCTAAAGACATCCGGCAAAAAATCGAAGCAGAAACCTATTTCAATGCTAAGGAGGCTGTCGAGTACGGCCTTGCCGATGTCGTTGACGAATCCTCCTCAGTTAAAAATTTGAGAACGCCAACAAACGTTCTCATCAACGGCCTGCCGGCAGACTCGAAATATTTCGAGCACGCTCCGGCAGATTTTTTTACGGCAGTCGCTCAGGCCCCTGCCGACAACGTTAATCCACCAGCGAAAAAGGAAGCAAAAATGGATTTAGCACAACTCAAAGCGGAGTATCCCGACCTGATTGCCTCGCTGCAGGCAGAGGCCGTGAAGCAGGGTGTCGAAAACGAGAAGAAACGCATTCACGCGCTCGAAGAACTGGCCCTGGCCGGTCACTCGGATCTTCTTGAGCAGGCGAAGGCGGACTCCAGCATCACTCCGGAAATGTTTGCGGTTCAGCTCGTTAAGGCTGAAAAGGCTAAGAAAGCCAAGATTCAGAACAGCATCGCAGAGGATGCGGCAGACCTGAAGAGCGTGCAGGTTGACTCCAATCTTGGTTTTGAGACTGCAGACGCTAAGGCACAGCAGGCAAAACAGACTCAAAACGAAAAAGATGAGCAGGAACGAGAGGCTTTAGTTAAAGCGGCAGCTGCTCAGTTCAACAAGTAATCAATCGGAGGAAAAAATGGCAATGCAGGAAAAATATACGACAGGTGTTGACAACCTGTTCGCGGCGAACCAGATGATGCCTGTAATCACAGACGTCATCAAAGTTCCGTCCGGAGAAGCCGCAATGAAGCGCGGCACATTGGTCGCCTCGACCGGCAAAGCTGTAACCGCCGCAGCTGATGTCTATGGCGTTCTGGCAGAAGATGTTGACGCATCCAAAGCGGATGTAAACACAGTGATTTTCCTGACAGGCGAATTTAACGAAAAGGCTATGGCCGTCGGCACGCCGACAACCGGCACGCTGACAGTTTCGGACTGCAAAACTTCGGCCCGCAAAGTCGGAATTTTCATCAAATCTAATCAGGAGTAAGAAATGGCAGTAGACATTTTTGACCCGCGCATCATGACCCAAATGATCGAAGCTGGTCAGAACACCAAACACACATGGCTGCGCGATCGATATTTCACAAATCGTCCGACTTTCACAGCAAAAAAGATTGATTTTGATGTTGTGGGTCGCGGCGGCCGCAGAATTGCACCGTTCGTATCGCCCCTCAATGGCGGTAAAGTCATTGACCGAGACGGCTATTCCACTCTGAGCTATGAGCCTCCGATGGTTGCCCCTCAGCGCGTCACTACAGCGGAAGATGTCATGAAGCGTCTTCCGGGAGAAAATCCTTACTCCGGCAAGTCTCCAACAATGCGCGCAGCAGAAATTTTGGGCAGAGATTTAGCAGAACTGGATGAATACATCGCTCGTCGTGAAGAAGCGATGTGCTCGGAAGCCCTGTTCAGCGGAAAAATTACGGTTACGGGCGACGGGGTAAATGAAGTTATCAACTTCTGGTCCACAGTTCCGGCTTCCGAAAAACCGGAAACCACGTTGACCACGAAATGGGATGCCTCGACTGCGACTGCAGAAACGGTCATGAGCGACCTGAGAGTTGTCCGCCGTTCAATGATTAAAGACGGCGGCTTCACTCCTCGCGATTTGATCTGCGGCACCAATGTGATTGATACGATTCTGAGCAAGTTCACAGGTGCTAATTCTCTCGATATGAGGCGCGTCGATATGGGTCACATTGATCCCCAGCACCTTCCGGATGGCGTCACTTACTGGGGCTACCTCAAGGACTCTGCGCTCGACATCTACTCTTACGATGAGTGGTACAAGGGCGCGTCCGGTGATGTCGCCATGGTTCCGGCTGACAAGTGTTTGCTTGCAACGCCGGGCGCAAAAACCATGTTGGCTTACGGCGCCTGTCCGGTCATCAAAGAGACCGACCCTCAAATCATCTTTGTTGAGGGCTCTCGTGTTCCGATGTCCTGGATCCAGCGCTCCAACCCGATGGGCCGAGTTGTGCAGATTTCCAGCCGTCCGCTACCCATCATCCAGCAGATTCATGCTTTCCACGTCATCAACGCCACCGGATCCTAATCCGATGTCAAAAGAGGGGCTCCGGCCCCTTTTTCATAGGAGCTAATAATGGAAATTGTCTTCACCAAAAACACGGTTTTCGGACGCGACATTTACAAAGCCGGCGATAAGGCCGAATTCAATGAGAAAGAGGCAAAAATCATTTTGAAGGCAGGCGTCGGCAAGAAATTCGAGGAGACTGAAGAACCGGAGGCACCTGCAGAAGTAATTCAGCCCGAACCGATTCCCGGCACGGGCTTTGCCGTTCCTCTTCCTGAAGCGGCAGAAGCTGCGGCGCCAGAAACTCCGGAGAAGCCGGTTCCGAAGACCAAAGGCCGAGCCAAGAATGAAAACGTTTAAAGACTTCTCGGCAGCAGATGTCCAGAACGTTTTCTTGAATCTCAACGAGTTTGCCGATTATCACGATATTGACGGCGAAAAAGTCAAATGCGTCATCGACAAAAACATCATCTCCGAAATTCCCGAGAATGGACTGGTAGGCGATTTCATCAACATGACAACGCTCTACGCAGATTCCAAGGATTTAGAGGTGCCCGAGGAGGGCCAGTGGATGTCGATAGATGATTCCCGTCACTTCGTTCAGTCGGTCTCTATTGAGGGGACGATGCTCGTCATTGTTCTTAGGGAGAATCGGCAATGATTGAAGTGAAAATTGACAAAAATGACGTTGAGGCCGCGATTAACATCCTGAATTCCACAAAAAAAGGGGCTCAGACAGCGGTTAATCGGGCAATCAACCGAGCGCTTATGCGCGGCCGAACCGTTGCCTCGAAGTCGTTGCGCGGCCGTTACACGATTAAAGCGTCTGACGTTAAGAAAGCAACCCGGCTCAGACGCCCGGGAGGCACAGAAACTTCCGGACAACTCGTGTTCTCCGGCCCTGAACTCACTATGGCGCATTTCCGAATCCGTCCCTCCGGACGGGATACGACCGGAAATAATCGTCAGCTAGTGCGAGTTGAAGTCGAGAGAACAGGCCTAAAGCCATTGAAAAACGCGTTTGTCTATAACGGCACTGTGTTTCAGCGAAAGGGAGCGACCCGGCTTCCGATTGAACCTCGTTACGGTCCTTCAGTTCCCCAGATGGTCGGAAACGAAAACATCACTGAAGGCATTCAGTCGGAAATGAGAGACACGTTTCTGCGCCGAATCGACCACGAGGCAATGAGGCTCATTAAAGGAGACAAGTAATGAATGATGTTTATTTATGCAAAGTGCTCGGTAAGTTCTTGGAAGCGGGCTTGAGCGATTTTCTCCTGCCTTTGGAGCACAAAGCTGACGAGCCGACAGTTTTCAGAGCGCCGAAGATTATTCAGGGCTATCTGCCGCCGAAGAACTCAAAGGAATCCAAGGACGATGACTTTCCATTCGTTTTGATTCGTCCGGATTCCGGGAAAACGGATGCGGATGGCTGCAGTGCCGACGTCTCGATCGTGATTGGCGTGTGGGATGGTGAGTTTGAAGGTCATCTCACAGCTCTGTCTCTCAAGGAAAAAGTCGAGGCGCTGCTGTTGAATCTTCCGAATCGCACGCTCGATGAGCGGTTCATTCTGGAGACTCCGATATCTTGGGAAAACTCTCCGGCGCAGGCGTGGCCGTTTTGGCAAATCGTCATGAGTACACGCTGGACATTCCGCGCACCTGAAATTGTCAATCCCTATACACCGTATGAATAACATGAAGTTACGAAAAACTGAAGTTCAAAAAGAGAGGCCCGTCATTTACGTCGGGCCTTCGTTTTTAGGGCTCTCGACAAACACTGTTTTTCGAGAGGGAGTAAATAAATATCCCGACCACATTGTCCGAATGATCGAAAAGAATCCGGCAATCAGTCAGCTGATGGTTCCTGTCGCGGACGTGCAGCAGGCCAGGACCAATGTCCGCACCCAAGGACACATGCTCAACACGCTGTACAAACAGGCACTCAAAGGAGCTTAAAAAATGGCTTACAAACATGGCGTTTACGTCAGCGAGGTTCCTACCAGCATTCTCCCGCCCGTTCAGGTTAATGCCGGCATTCCGATGATTATCGGTACGGCTCCGGTCAATATGACCGATCCCACTAATGTCAATAAACCGAAAATCTGTTACTCCTACGAAGAGGCGGTTAAAGAATTCGGATTTGTGCCGGCAGAAGAAGACACCGCCAGCGGGCTCAAGAAATTCAATTATTCAATCTGCGAGCTGATTTATTCCGCATTTTCGCTGTATCGAGTAGCACCGATCATTGTGGTCAACGTTCTCGATCCGACAACCCATAAGAAGAACTGCACGACTACAAGCGTTTCGTTCGACGCCAAGACAGGTATTGCAAAAATTGCAGAAACAGGCGTTCTGCCGAATACGCTGGTTCTGAAAGCCGGAGAAAAGACACTCACAAAAGACACGGATTACATTGTCTCCTTCGATACCGACGGAACAATGATTCTTTCGTCTCTCAAAAATCAGGACGGAGATTTCCTCTGCAGCTCTGAAACTCCCTACACTCTGACGGCCTCGAAACTGGATCCGTCTGCAGTGGACGCCGATGACATTATCGGGGGCGTCGATACGTCCGGGAACAAATCCGGCCTGGAGCTCGTGGACGATGTTTTCCCGTTGTTCAGAGTTGTCCCGGGTACGCTGATCGCTCCCGGCTTCTCTTCCAGCCCGAGCGTTGCCGCAGTGATGGCCGCAAAATGCACTGCCATCAACACTGTATTCAAAGCGATTTGCGCGGTCGATGTTCCGACTACAACGGTCAAAAACTACACGGCCGTTGCGAATTGGAAGGACCAGAACAACATCACTGATCCGATGCAGATTTGCTGCTGGCCGATGATCCAGCTGGACGGCACTGTGTTCAATCTCTCGACACAGCTGGCCTGCCTGATGGCTCAGGTGGATTCTCAGAATGATGATGTTCCGTATGTATCCCCGTCTAATAAAAATCTGCAGATGACAGGCACATGTCTTGCTGACGGCTCGGAAGTGGTTTTAGGGCCGGACACGGGCGCCTATCTGAACAGCCAGGGCGTTGTCTGCGCGTTGAATTTCATCGGGGGTTGGGTTGCCTGGGGCAACAGAACAGCAGTTTATCCGGGAAACACTGACGTAAAAGATGCGTTTATCCCGAACCGCAGAATGTTCAATTGGATCGGCAATACGTTTATTCAGACATTCTGGTCAAAGGTCGATTTTCCTGCGACTCCCCGTTTGATCAACACGATCATTGACTCAGCAAATATTTGGATGAACGGATTGGCTGCTATGCAGTACATCCTCGGCGGCCGCATTGAGTTCCTCTCTTCTGAAAACTCGATCACTGACCTGATGGACGGCAATCTCGCATTCCATGTTTACGTCACTCCGCCGCCTCCGGCCAAAGACATCGATTTCATTCTTGAATTTGATCCGGAGTATTTGCAGACACTATTTGCAGCCTAATTGGAGGTAAAAAAATGGCAACAGGAACAAACAGCATCCCGGAGCGCCTGATCAATTATCGCGTCTACAACGAATCCAATGCCCTGATGGGTATGGCAACAGTTGATTTACCTGAGCTTCAGGCAATGAGCGACACCGTGTCAGGTGCCGGTATTGCCGGCGAAGTTGACAGTCCGGTGCTTGGGCACTATCAGGCCATGAGCTCAACTTTCAACTGGAGAACTATTGAAAGACCCGCTCTCGAGCTGGCCAAGCAGCAGGCCCACCAGTTGGAAATCCGTGGTTCTCAACAGCACTACGACAACACCACGGGAAAAATCACGACTACTCCCATTCGAGTTGTCATGAGAGCGATTCCAAAAAACTTCTCTTTAGGTTCATTTGAACCGGGTTCCACAACGGATTCGTCAACTGAATTTGAGGTGGTCTATCTGAAGATCGTTGTCGATGACAAAGAGGTTGTCGAAATCGATAAATACAACTTTATCGCCAAATTTGGCGATACCGACATGCTCGAGAGCGTCCGCAAGGACCTCGGAATGTCCTAACCAAAACTCGCCGGGGCTTGGCCCCGGCATCAAAGGAGAAACTAAATGAGCGAAATCATTCACACACTCAGCCGCCCGTTTGAATTCGAGGGCAAAAAATATGAATTTTTGACGTTTGACTTTGACAAATTAAGCGGTAAAACACTGCGCGAAATCAGACGTTCTTTTGAAAATCCGGGAAGACCGGTTGCAATGTTGGCTATGGATGAGGAATTTCTCATGCTGACAGCAGCCAAAGCAGCCCAAGTCCCGTATGAATTTATGGATGCGCTTCCGTTGGCGGATGTCATAGCTATTACAACAATGGCAAGCGGGTATTTTTTTCAACAGGGCTTCTTGGCGGACCACGCGAAAGAAATTCAAGAGGCCAAGAAAAAACAGTTGACGAACTAATTGACACGATTAGGGATTGCTGCCTGTGGCTGACGATGAACGGGGCCGGAGGCAGCGCCTCCGATTGGTTTGAAATGCCGTTAGGGGAGCTTGTGGCGTGGGTTCAGCGTTTAGACAAGACGATGAGAGCGATGAGCAAGCAGCTTACAAGTAAAACAGGCAGAAATAGATAAGCAGTAGGATCGGAGAAAGGCATAAAAGCAGGAAGCCCCACCAAAAGAGAAGAAGAACAAGCTGCAGACAGTAGACTGCAACGGTGGGTATGAGCTTACAGAATGCCAAGAGCCAGCCGTCATCTTTTTCTAAAAACGGGGGCCACCATGGGGTGAGCAGCATCATCGTGAGGCTCATGCTGTCACCGGAATCTGTCCTATTTCTCCCGCTTTTGCACACTTCATAAGCTCCCGCCATTTGAGCAGGAGTCAGACCGGAACCGCCGCCGAAAATGCCAAACATTTGAATTCCCCTCTCTATAAATAATATTTTAAAAATAATTAGTTGCCGTGTAAATGGAGCGGAACAATATGAGTGCTAAAACCTACGAATTGATGTTCGAAATTGCCGGCTCTATGAACCAAAAGTTTGCCGCGGTTTTCAAAAAAGCTGCAAACCTAACGAAGATCGCAGAGGAACGAGTTGATTCTTTCAATCGCGCTAGTTCACAGATGAAAGGCCTGGTGCGACAAGCTAAAGCGGTTGACAACTTGTCGGACACTTATAAAAGGCAGAAGCAAGCGCTGGAAGGGCTGCGAGCGGCGATGTCTCGGACGAAGCAGTCGAACGCCGTAATGCTCGGGACCGCTGAGAAACTTTCCAGAGAGACAGAAAATACTAAAAAACGACTGGATGCAGAAACCAGATCTTTAGAAAAACTAAAGAAAGAGCTCTATGCCACCGGAATGTCTACTGACCAGCTGGTGAAAAAACAGGCTGAGATGGCCCGGCGAGCCTCTAAGTATTCAAAGATTGTCCAACTGAACTTGAAGCAGCAGGATATACGGACTAAGCAAGCAAAAGTCCGAGACAATGGAATGGCTTCAATGTTTGCGCTGTCGACCATCGGTTCGGAAGTTTCAAGATGGGCGTCCGCTCCGGTTAAACAGGCGATGCAGATGGAAGATGCTATGGCCGAAATTAAAAAGGTCGTAGATTTTTCCTCTCCGGACGGTCTGCAAAAAATGCAGGTCGCACTGGAAAAAATGAGTCTCACGATTCCTATGACCGCTGACAGCCTCGCAAAAATTACCGCGGCAGCCGGACAGGCTGGAATTGCAGAGTCTGACCTAATTCGATTCACGGAAACAGCCGCGAAAATGGGTGTCGCATTCGATATCTCCGCTGAAGAGGCAGGCGAAATGATGGCCAAGTGGAGAAGCGGTATGAATCTTACTCAGGACCAAGTGGAAAGTCTCGCTGATGCAACAAACGCCCTGAGTAATAACAATGCGGCCATGGCCAAACAGGTCGGCGAGGCATTAAAACGATATGGAGCGCTCGGCAAGGTGGCCGGACTAACCGAAAAACAGACGGCTGCCATGGCAGCCACAATTATCGGCGCCGGCGCGGAGGCCGAAGTCGCTGCAACGGGCATGAACGCATTCATGAGAGCCCTGACAAAGGGCGGATCAATGACGGATCTGCAGAAGGCTGCTTTTGGGAACCTTGGCTTTGACGCTCTGCAGCTTCAAAAGGATGTGCAGAAGGACGCTCCAAAGGCAATTTTCGCTGTTCTTGAGGCGGTAAAAACCAAACTTCCGAAAGAGTTGCAAATGCAATATCTGACGGCCATGTTTGGCGAAGAAGGCGCCAGAGCGATGGGCCCCATGTTGGCCAACACGGAAAAGCTCAGAGAAAATTTTGATCTAGTAGCTGACTCTGAAAAATACGCAGGCTCAATGCTGAATGAGTTTAAGAGCCGGAGTGAAACAACATCCAATGCCTTCCAGTTGGCAGGCAACGCGATGACTTATTTCACGCGAGCTATTGGAACTCCGCTTTTAGGGCCGCTAAAGGAGTCAGCCCTAGAATTTGTCAAATTTGGCGAAGCAGTTGGGAATTGGATTAAAGAGAATCAGGGCACCGTTGAAGTCATATTAAAAGTAAGCGGCGTTTTGCTAGGCATGGTAGCAACATTTCATGTCGCACGAGTTGCTGCTTTCCTTTTGCTCTCTCCGTTTAATTCTTTGAGATTAATGTTTATCTCGCTAAGAAAAGCTTGGATTTTCTTTTCTGTCGGAGCAAAAATTGCACGCATTTCGACACTCTCCTTAGCATTTGTCACTAATGGAGCAACCACAGCCCTTGCGCTAATGAAGAGCGGAGTACTAGCAGCTGGACTGGCAATTAAAAACTTTGCAACGCAGGTCATTTTGAGGTCGTATATTTTCGCGATGAATGCGATGCGGTTTACGACTTTTCTTGCTTCTAAGGTTTTAGGCGGCTTAAAAATTGCGGCTTCGGTTGCGGGAGCAGCTTTGAAATTTATGTTTGCAAATCCGATCGGTTTAGCGATCACTGCGATCTCATCCCTAATCCTTGTCGGAATCTATCTTTACAAGAATTGGGATGAAGTCAAGGCCAAGTTGGTTGAGCTTTGGACTGCCTTTGAGGAGAAATTCCCGGGGCTGGCAGCCACCATGAAAAACATCTATGAAGGTTCAATCAAGCCGACGATTGACGGAATCAAAACAACCTTCCAAGGCCTGATCAGTTTTATTTCCGGAGTTTTCTCCGGAGATTGGACTAAGGCTTGGGAAGGTGCAAAAACGTCTTTTGCAGGATGCTTCCAAGCCCTGCCGGATTTCGCGAAAGGTCCTCTGAATCTCGTGATTTCGTTGGCCAACAAAGCAATTGCCGGACTCAATTCCCTCGGCTCGTTCAAGATTCCGGATATGGTCCCGGGTATTGGAGGCCAGAGCGTAGGAATTAACATTCCGGAAATTCCGATGCTCGCAGCCGGCGGTATTGCGACAGGGCCGTCATTGGCAATGGTTGGTGAAGGCAGGGAACCGGAAGCGATCCTCCCTCTGTCCCGTCTTGGCGGAATGATGGGCGCCGCCGGCCCCTCAATCTCTGTCAGCTTCTCTCCTGTAATTCAGATTACCGGAGCGGGAACGGTCAGAGAAGACGTCCAGTCCGGCCTCAGGGCAGGTGTGGCCGACCTTAAGCGCGAACTTGAGCGCTTGATCAATTCTGACCGCCGCTTGTCTTACGCCTAATTGGAGGCTCTATGTACAAAACGATTCAGGGCGACACCTGGGATATTCTGGCCAAGAAACTGCTGGGGAGCGAAATGTACATGTCCGACTTAATCCGGGCAAATCCTGATTATCAGGAATATGTCGTTTTCCCGTCAGGGATTGAGCTCAATGTTCCGGAAGTCGAACAGACTACCGCTAAGGAAGAGTCGATGCTGCCGCCATGGAAGAGGAAGGATCGAAATGTCGGGACCTAGACAAACGCGGCTTCGGCTGCTGTTTTCCAAAAACGAAACAGATGTGTCAGAAGATCTTTGCAAAGATCTGCTCTCGTGGTCCTTTACCGATCATGAGAGCGGCCAGGCCGATGAAATCAGTTTGACGCTCAAAGATAATGAAGGGAAGTGGGCCGGCAGTTGGAGGCCCGATGGCGGCGAGAGCGTAAAGATGTACTTGTCGGCCGGCACAACGGAAGAACCGGGGGCGGAGGCGTTCTTAGGAACATTCTTTGTCGATTATCAGAGAATCTCCGGAGCGCCTCGAGTTTACGAACTTCGAGCGGTGTCGATCCCGCTCAATAAGCCAGTCCGGAAAACCCAAAAGAATCGCGCTTGGGAGAACCATTCTCTTCAGGAAATCGCACAAGAAATCTGCAGGGATGCTGAATTAGAGCTTTTCTTTGATTCCGCCGAAAATCCTCAGTATCAGCGCATTGACCAGTCTCGCCAAAGCGATATGGCATTCCTGCAGCGTTTGTGTGAAGAATCCGGGCTCTCGATCAAGGTAACAGACAAAACCGTTGTGATATTTGGTCAAGAACGCTACGAGAAGAAGGATCCTGTTTGCACAATGGAAATCGGGGTCAGTGACATCCTGAGCTACACGTTCGAGGTTTCTCAAAGCGACACCTATAAAGCGGTCAAAGTGAGGTGGCGCAGTCCTTCAGCGAAGAAGAAGGATCAGGCGGCCGGCTACGACCTCAATCTGCAGAAAGTGAAGGCGGCCAAAGCGACCGAATACGACTTCAATCTGCAGAAAGTTGACAAAAACGGCAAAGGATCAAACCCCGCTGTTTTTGAGTACACCTACACGGATCCGGAAGCCGACGAAAACGGCCAAATCTTTGAGATGAAAAAACGCTGCGCTTCGCTCGAAGAGGCGAAACGGCTGGCTAAAGCCAAGCTCCGACAGCTCAACAGCAGAAAAATCACCGGAGACATGACGGTTGTCGGGACTCCGTTTTTGTGCGCCGGTACCGTTATTAAGATAGTCGGCGCCGGAGCTTTCAGCGGTAATTACATCATCGAAGAGGCAAACCACAGCGGAGGAAGCTCGGGATACACCACGGGCCTGCGTCTGAGGCGCGTCAACAAGGAGTATTAAGGTGTTGTTTAAAGTAAATGAAGAAGACCGTGATGCAGTTTTAGCAATTCTCAAAATCGGCGAAGTGACCGACATCGACCCGGCAAAATGCAAAATCCGGGCAACGTTTGACGATGAGGACGGGAAAACAAGTTTCTGGCTTCCGGTTCTTCAGAGAAAGACGTTGCATGACAAAGATTATTGGCTTCCGGACGTCGGAGAGGACGTTCTTTGTCTGTTTTTTAATGAAGCTGAAGAAGCCGGCTTTGCCGTAGGGAGCTTTTATGCCGGAGATGTGGATGTTCCCGGACAATCCGTTGATATCCGGACAGTGAAATTCAAAGACGGATCAGAATTCAGCTACAACCGAAACAGCCACGAATTGAAGGGCATGATCGGCAGCACAAACTTCACGCTGAATCGTCAAAACATTGCGATTGCGGCGCCGGAAACAATCTCCCAGAGCTCCAAAAAAGTTGAGGTTGTCGGGTCTAATCAGGTAGCAATTTCCGGAGGCACTTCGGTTGACATTTCAACGCCGACGCTCAATCTCAATATTGGCGCTACAACGATGACGCTCAACGACTCAAGCGCAACGATTTCGAGCGAGAACGTCAATTTCACAGGAAACCTGAGCATTAATGGCAATTGTTCGGTTCAAGGAAATTTTTCGGTCACCGGGAATATTGATGCTGGAGGCACTGTCCACGGAACTAACATTTAAAGGAGGACGTTATGGCCTTCGGAGTGACCGGATTGCTAGGAACTCTCCCGTTTGTCTGTTCCTCAAATATCGTGAATACATTCAAAGATGTGAATAGAGAGCTGGCGACAAAATACGCCCGCCACGATGTGATCGGCAGGAAGCCGGTTCTTGAGTGGATCGGAGAAGAGCCTGACATGATCAGTTTCAAGATTCGTTTCGATAGTTCTCTGAACTCGCCTCCCGAGACGGGATTGTTTTTACTGAAACAAATGCTTGATTCTCACAAGCCCCAGAGGCTCCTTCTGGGGCCGCGCTACATGGGAAAGTTTGTCCTTGAATCGATCTCGGAGGAACGGCGCTTCCATACGGGCCTCGGCGCCTGCCAGATCGCCGAAGCAACGATTTCATTAACCGAATGCGGTGAAGAAAATGCAACACGTTCTTAATTTATCCCAGCCGATTTCATTTGCTCCCGGCACCGTGGCAGCGGAAGTTCTGCAGAACGTCCGGACGATTCTGGCAACTCGAAAGGGGACCGTCCCTCTGGATCGAGACTTCGGTCTTGAATGGGAGCATGTGGATAAGCCGATCCACATTGCCAAAGCACTTATCCAGGCTGAAATTATTGAGGCTGTTGAGCGATGGGAGCCCAGAGCCGTAATCGACAAAATCGAATTCGGAGAGAAGGCGGAGGACGCCATGGACGGCCTCTTGAATCCAATTATCACATTGAGTATCGGAGGCGGAAATGCCTGAGACTCTACCAAGATGGGGAATGCCGGATGTCAATTTCATTGAAACGGATCCGGAAAAAATCAAATCCGACATCATCAATCGCTATGAGACGGCCGCCGGCAGAACGCTCAGTGCCGGCGATCCCGTTCGGTTGTTTTTGCTGACAATTGCGTCCGAAATTATTCAGCTGCGGCAGGTTTTTAACCATGGGGCGCAGCAGAATTTACTCACGTATGCACAAGGACAATATTTAGATGCCTTGGGCGTGTTCCTCGATACGGCTCGACAGCCGGCAGATAAAGCCGTTACGACAATTCAGTTCACACTAACCCAAGCGCTTTCGAGCGCTTTTTTTATACCTGCAGGTTTTCAGGTGAGTGCCGGGAACGTCATATTTGAAACGACCGAACTGGTGACCATTGCTCCGGGAGATCAGCTGGGGACGGCGCAAGCAGAATGTACGCAGGCCGGCACCATCGGAAACGGATATTTATCCGGGCAAATTTCTACGATCGTGGCGCCTCTGGCATTTTTGGCCAGCGCCGTAAACACGACGGAATCGGTCGGCGGGTCAGACATTGAGAGCGATGCGAGTTATGCCGAGCGCCTGCGCCTGAAGCCAAACTCCTTTTCAGTGGCCGGCCCGGAGAAAGCATACATTTTCCATGCTTTTTCAGTCTCTCCTTCCATCATTGACGTAGCGATCGATTCGCCGACTCCCGGTGTGGTGAATGTTTACACGTTGCTGACCGGAGGCGCGCTGCCGTCAACGGCGTTTCTGCAGGAAGTTGAAGACTATCTGTCCGGAGAGGAGATCAGGCCGCTGACCGATGAGGTCCATGCTAAAGCACCGACAGCTTCTTCGTACAGCGTCAACGTTGACTATTACGTTCTGCAGAGTGATGCAGTGAGACTCTCTGCGATTCAGACGGCTGTTCAAGCAGCTGTGAACGATTACGTTTCGTGGCAGCAAGCCAAAATCGGCAGAGATATCAATCCGGATGAACTCATTAAACGAGTTCGCGATGCTGGCGCCGGCCGGATTCTTCACTCAACCCTTACGCCAGCTTTTAAGACATTAACCAAATCTCAAGTTGCCCAATGCTCGTCCGTGACAGTGACATTCAAGGGCCTGGAGGATGGCTAAATGAAAACATTAAATGATGTCGCCTTAGGCGATCTGCTGCCTGACAGTATTTCGTCAGATCAGCAGGTACAAAAATCTGCAGAAGCAATCGACCCGGAACTGAAAACAGTTTCGGGTTTCTTGTTATTGGGCGCTGTGCTGGCCAATGTCGATAAATTGACCAGCACTCAGCTGGATCATATTGCCTACTCGTTTGACCTCACGACTTGGCGAGATTATTGGCCTTTGAGCCAAAAACGGCAGGTCGCCAAAACCGTTGTGGCGCAGAAATGCCGCATGGGCACATTGTCGGCAGTCAAAAAAGTCCTCGAATCTCTCGGTTCTGCAGTTTCCATTACTGAATGGTGGCAGAAAACGCCCAAGGGCACACCTCATACATTTGAGGTGGTTGCCTCCATCGGAGCCATATCCGGAGGCCTGAGCGCCAATGCTCAGGAAGACTTTTTCAGACTGCTGGACGAAGCCAAACCTGTTCGCAGTCACTACACATTCACCGTCGTTCAGTCGCTTCTTGGAAATTTACAGGTTTCCGGAACGATTCGCTCGGCTTCTTTTGCGCGTTGTTCTTCCGAAATAACGCCACTCACAACTCAAATCAGCGTGACACCGCTCATGAGACCGGTTTCGTACGCACGCATCTAATCACCCACTGAAAATTTAGGAGTTTTGATATGCCTAACGTAGTCATTACGTCGGCAGGCCTTGCCGCGCTCGTAAATGCCGAAAACAACGGAACTCTCCCCGTAAAAATCACAAAGTTCGGTCTCGGAACCGGAAACTACACTCCGTCTGCAGATCAGACGGCCCTCCAGAGCAAATTTAAAGAGATCACTGCGCTGTCCGGCGGAGATGTTGGAGACAACACGATCCACGTCACGATGAGCGATACAAGCTCTGATGCCTACACAGTCAATGAAGTAGGCGTATACCTTGAAGACGGCACTTTGTTTGCTGTCAGCTCTCAGCCGACCGGCGCAATTTTGCAAAAAGCTGCCGGCTCTCAAGGGCTGCTCTCCGTTGACCTTGTTATTAGCGGCGGTACCTCCGGGATCACTGTTGACGGAGACACAAACTTCTTTAATCCTCCCGCCACAACACAAGTGGCCGGCGTTGTGAAATTGGCCAGTCTTGACGAAATCAAGACCGGCACAAACTCTTCAAAAGCAGTTACTCCAAGCGGCGTTTTCAATTTCGTGAAGACTTATGTCACAGAAGCAATTGAGGCGCTTAAGACACTTCTTCGTAAGGAAATCGCTGCCGCAGCTCTGGCAGCTGTTCCTATCGGCGCATGTATTTTCTACCTTGGCACGGAAATCCCTGACGGTTTCCTACTAATGAACGGAGCCAGCGTCGCCAAGGCTGATTTTGATGACCTCTACGATGTCATTGGGGATAAATTCGGAAATGTTGATTCAGATCATTTCAATCTCCCCGACACACATCATAGATTTTTGGAGGGGACAACTAATATTGCGGAGGTGGGGAACTACATCTCCGCGGGATTACCGAATATGCAGGGTGACTTTGACGGTTACTTTGATTTC